CCTTTGAGCAGCCTGCCCTTCTCGTCACGCTGCGTGAGAGCCAACTTGCCCTTTGGTTTCGCTTTTGCAGCTGTCACCGTCTATCGCCTTGTAAGTTAGTAGTTTGTCGCTGCCACCATAGTGCAATCAATGCAGCTTCGGCAATCCCGTCGTTGGCCTTCACGTCCCAGAGCTTATTTGCACCGAAATGAAGCTTGCAGGCATCGAGGCTGGCCTGTTTGTCAGAGCTCAGCCCAAGATCCTTTTTCCACTTCGCTGGGCTCACCCACTCGCACGGATCACCGTAGGCCATGGCCCAGCTTTCGACTGCACCAGTGGCGCGACCGAAGGCGAAGCTCGAGCTCACGCCCTGCGCTGGCATTGCGTGAACGCTTTCGATGACGAACGTCATTGGGTGGCCGAAGTAAGGGAAATCGCAGATCCAAATTTTCAGCGTGCGGACATCGACGTGCTTCCACTTGCCCCGCTTGATGATAGGCATCCGCATGCCAGCGATGAACTTGCCATTTTCGACGTAAGCCACACCGCCTGTCTGGCCGCAATCAATTCCGATCGTAATCATTACCGTTCCTCTCCCTTGATTGTAATTGATGCTGGGTCGAGTTGCTCGATGGTGATGGACTTATCGTCAACCATGAACCGCACGTATCCGGTGCCCAGCGTGATAGCCTCATTGAGTGCCGCCCTACTGATCAGCCGAGCTGCTGTACCTGCCTCGTCTGCACTCGCAGTCGCGATCGGTAATTGGATTTTCTGATAGGCCATTATTCCACCCATACCAGCTCTGAGGCTGCCCTTGTTATGCCGGTGTAAAGCCACCGCACTCCATCCGCACCTTGCGGACGTTTGTTGCCTTGCAGATAAACCTTGCCCCACTCAGAGCCCTGAGACTTGTGCACCGTCAGCCCGTAAGCATAGGTCGCAACGGCGAAGGCAGACTGCAGTTCTTCTGGCAGGTTCCAGACCACATCGTTGGGCCGGTCTGCATCGAGAATGTCATCGTACACCGTGATCTCTTCGGCCCACTCACCGCCGTCGATCTCGACCTCGATGTTGTGCGCGCCGTTCAGGCTTTCGATGACGTTGGTGACCAGTGCCGTCGACCCATTGTGCCACCGAGGCTGATCACTGGTAAGCTCGCGGGCATAGAACATCAGCATGTCGTGCTCTTCTGGCGCGACACTGCGGCAGTCCATGGCCTTCCTGACGGCTCTGATCATGTTGCGCCGGTTCAGGTTGGTGAAGCACAGATACTGCGCGTCGGCCTGCCACAGCTCTTGCAGCCTGTCGCCATCCTTCTTCAGCTTCAGCGCAGAGATCCGTTCGATGTCGAACTCATCAAGCCAGCCGGCGTCGAATGTGTTGGTCTCCCTGATCCGCGTGGCCAAGGCAAGCACTGGGCTCAGACCATCCTGCCGGTAAACCTCGGTCAGGATCTGGTGCAGGTTCTGCGTCTTGAAGATCGGGTCGTCATTCACCGGCGGCAGCTGCGCCGGATCTCCGACCAAGTTGACGGTGGCGTTGCCAAGCGCGCGCTGTGCGAGGTTCATCGTCTTGCGCCCGATCATCGACGCCTCATCCACGATGACGTGTGTGCCCCGAGGCAGTTCATCGCCTTCCATGAACCCGACCAGCCGCTGGCGGTCGTCGAGCTCTGCCTTCTGGGTAAGCTTGTGGAAGGTCCGAACGTCCGAGCCCTTGGGCATCTTACTGCGCAATACCTCGGCAGCCTTGTTGGTGGGTGCCGCGAAGATGATGGTCGGATCACGACGTGCGGCCTCAGCCAGCACGGTGGTCTTACCGGTCCCAGCATAGCCTCCAAAGTTCAAGCCATTGCGCCTCGAGAGAAGGCCTTCAAGCATCCGATCCTGATCGGTCGATAGTGTGGTCATTTTCTGTCTCCGTTTAGGTTGGTTGGTACGAGGATCAGTCTACGGTTTTCCATGCCGCCGGTCCAGCCCTATCTTATCCTCACGGCGCCAGTTTGCGCCGCGAGGTCATATGTATATACCCAACGAAATAAAGTGGAAAACTGATATTATCGTTTAGTTTCAATAGGTTGTCAGTTTTAATGACTGACTTTAGTGACTGGAAAACTGATAACTGGCTTTTCATTTTATCGTTTACTTTCATTGGGTTAGTCAGTTTCGCCAGTCAGTTTCGCCAGTCAGTTTTGAAACTGACGAGAAAAACTGACTGGAAACTGCTTATGAATTGAGGTGTGAAAGCACCAGATTTATGGACCCAGCAGTGACCGTATAGATGGGCGCTGGCTTGCCATTTGCGGGCTTCAATCGCTGCTCGGTATTGGCGACATATCTGAGGCTGATGGCCTCGTTCAGCAGCTCTAGGATATGCAGCCTGTTGGCGTTCTCCCTGTCGCTGCGTTTGTCCTCGCTGCCGTGCTCTCCGATGGGGAGGTTCAGTACCTCTGCGATCTTCCACCCAGCCCAGAACGAGTTGGCTGTGTTCTTGAATATGTAGCCGCCGGTCTCTTCCTCATCGTCATCGATGGTCCGCTCATGTTCAGCCAGCTCAGCCTCGAGGGTCTGCATGATCGTCAGCAGCTGCCCGTAGTGGCTCGACAGCATCTTCTCGGTCGGCTGGAAGATCTCCATCACAGCGACATAGTCACCCTCTGGGTACAGCTCTGTGCCGTTGTTCAGCTTCACGCTCACCTTCTTGAACCACCGTGCGTTATGCATGCTGCGGCGTTGTGCGAGGTTTGCCTTACTGTCCACCAGCTTCACGAAGTCGTTCTCGTTCTCGCCCTCGCCAACCTTACCGGCGTCAGCGATGCTGACCTGCTGCAGCGCCAGCCCGACGCGGGCAGCGTTGATGAACGACGTGGCACCGCGTGCTGCCTCGCTGGTGTCTTCCTTACCATCCGATCTCAGGGTGCCCTTGGCGACATGGTGCACCAGCTGGACCGCCACGTTGCCGTCCTGCGCGATCTTCTTGAATGCCTGCATCACCACATTGACGTGGACGTTGTCGTTCTCATTGAGTTGGTGGGTGTTGACGAACGGGTCGAACATCAGCACCTCGGCGCCGGTGTCGTTGGCTGTGTCAACGATCCAGTCGATCATGACGCTGTCGATGCTGACCTTCTGCCTATCCTTGCCACGGTCTTGGGCGGTGGTCTCGAAGGCGATGTTGACCGGCATGTCAGCACTGGTCTGCAGCATCAGGCGATCGCCAATGTCTTCTTGCGTGATGCCGTAGTGCATCATGGCTGCCACGATCCTGCGCTGCAGCTCTTCGATGCCATCCTCGCCATTCCACAGCCAGACCTTCCGCTTGCCATAAACCTTGACGCCCAGCAGCGGCCTGCCGGTGGCGATCGCCAGCGCCTGCAAGATCACAAGGCTGGACTTACCGGTGCCACCCTTGGCGAACAGTGCTGACACCTCACCCTTAATCAGATCCGTGCCCATGACCCATGGTCTGGGCGGCATGGTCTCGCCGGTGAACGTGTAAACACTGGGAAGCTTGCGGTTTCGTGGCGCTGTCACTTCCTTGACCGCGTCCTTCAGCTCAGCAGCCTTATCAGGCGTCATCGGCGCTTTCTCAAACTGATCTAGAAAGTGATAAACTGACCCGATCGTAACGAACGGCGTCTGGATCTCGGCCATGCGTGGCAGGCTGTCCCACGTCTTCTTGACCTGCTCGATGTCGTCATCGCTGCAGCCCTCGGCCCGCGTCTTTGTCCAGTCCACCAATGCCGTCCTTGCCATCAGCTCGAACGAGGTCTCGTGGAACTCGAAGTGCAGCCCCATCACGATCGTCAGCCACTGCGCATAGTCGACGCCATCATTCGGCGCGGCCAGCAGCTTGTCGAGCACGTCGAGGTTTTCCTCTGGCTCACGCATCGCCAGCGCTACTGTGACATTGTCTGCCCCGCTGCCGCTGGCTTCGCCCTTGCCGCACTCTTCGATCAGCCAGTCAGGGATGGGGGCCGGTCCATCTTCGAGCTCGTCAGGTCCGGTCAGCCAGTCATACTGGTAGCCGTCGATGAATGATGGGGGAATGATCTCGATGCCTGCAGACTTGATGTCGACGGCTGCCACACCGGCGATGTTGCCGCGCAGCTGGATGTTGTCGGGGTTGGCGAAGATGTAGTGATGGCCCCCAGACCCTGACTTCACCTTCCATGTGTCAGGCATGTCGTAGCCGGTGTCGATCAGCCAGTCGGCCCAGTTGCACTCGTCCTTGTAGCCATCGACGTCGATGATCACGAGCCCTGACCGGCGCAGATCGAACGCCAAACCATTGGCCCCGCGCTTGGCGCGCAGCTTTTTCATCAATTCTTTTTCGGGGATTGGTTTGTCTTTCCACTTCATCACCGGCATTTTTTCAAGCTTGCCGTCGTCGTTTACAGTCAGCTTGATGGGGATCAGTGCGAAGGGCGGTTCATAGGAAAGCAGGACTTCGGCCTGCTCGACGAGATATTCTTGGTGCGACATGGTCTACCTTTAGGGGCACATTATGTGTTGACGACCCCATGCATACGGCCCATATAGTATGCATTAGGTGGTTGAGAGCGACACTCCCATCTTTTAATGCTCCGTGGTTGGTGCATCTGAGCCGTCCCTTCGGGGGCGGCTCTTCTCATTCACGAAGCTCGGCTAGCATACGGCGAAACTTTTTTCGTGCAAGGGCCTTGACCCCAGCACATAAGCGACTTATCTACTGGATGAGACAAACGAAACAACCAACCACCGGAGACCACCATGAACAACGCACACATCTCGATCGTAAACTTCGGCGACACCACAGACACCGCCGAGTTGGCCGCGTACCTCGCAGCGACTACACCATGGGTCGTTCAGCAGGCGCCTATCGTCCTCGTCGTCCCTGTTGCGCACCTCGGCTCCTTCTTCAAGCGCGTTGCTAGCAGCGAGAAACTGAACTGGATCGAGTACACCGTACAGTTCGCCGATTAAGTTCAACGGGGGCTTCGGCCCCACCACCAACCACACCCCCAGACAGGAGATCATCATGATCATCGACAACGCTCACAAGACCTTCCTCCAAGCATGGGCCGCACAGGCTCGCGGCGACATCGACATGGCCCGCGACCTTTACAACCGCAGCATCGCCCTGCTCAGGGCAGCCTGCGCTGCGAACCGCAACCTCGTAGAGGCTGTGATCTGGGGAACTTGGCTTCGCGAGGCGTCGGCATGAGCGCCCTAGACCGCTTCAACTTCCACACGGGCGGGTATGCCTCGGGAGGGTATATTGAGAAAGCGCCCGACGGCGACTTGATCCGTTTGTCGGACGTCCAAGATCTAATGCATATCGCCCTCGAGCTTGAGCTCTTGGGTGCCACCGTGGCCCGCCTCGAGAAGCTGGGCCGCGCACTGAGAAAGGTAGGCCTGTAATGCCTAAGTACCGCCGCACCGCCACCGTCGAGTTCTCCGTCTGGGGCACCGACACCAACGTCACCGTGAGCAATGTGCCCTACATCTGGAACAGCGAGCTCGACCCGCACAACATCGAAGGGCAGGGCGTCGTCAATGCGGTGCAGCACCTGCGCCGGATGGGCGTCCAGAACGGCCTCGACTGTATTTCCTGCGTCACGACGAAAGCATCTTGACCGCAGCTGAGATAAGCGCTTATAACAAATCCACCAACCAACCTAAACGGAGAATGAAAATGCAAATCCATAATACTGTTCTGGCTATCCAGATGATGAACGGCCTCAAGGTCTACGCTGTCGCCTTTCCCAGTGGCCAAAAAGGCCAGCACTACACTTACAAGACGTTTGACACCTTCGAGGTCGATGACATTGTGCTGGTCCCTGAAGACCGCAACGGCAACGCCGTGTTCAGCACCGCACGGATCGTCGAAGAGGTAGAGCTCGTCGACTTCGACAGCGAGATCCAGCTGAAGTACATCAACCAGAAGCTCGAGAACCCTTACGATCTGCACGGTGCCCTGAACTCTCAGGACCAGAAGGCCAAGGCCAAGATCGCTGCTGCTCAGGTCCAGAAGGCAGCGCAGGAATACCTGTCAGCTGCTGGTCTGAAGGCATCCGACTTCGCTCAGCTGTCCGCACCTGCGGCTGATGAGGCAAAGTCATGATCGAACTAATGCCACACCAAGTGGAGGACGCGCAGTTTCTTGCTGCGCGCTCCTTCGCTGGCTGCTTCAACGGCATGGGCACGGGCAAGACCCTGACCAGCCTCGAGGCTGCCAAGCTCGTTGATCCAGCCCGCGTGCTGATTATTGCTCCGCCCATCGCGCTGCCGATGTGGGCCGACGTAGCCAGTGACTGGCTCGAGTGCCCTGCCGCAATCGTGGCCAAAGGTAAGGGCGACCTGCCGCCAGAGCCGATCCTCGTCATGTCCTATGAGATCGCCACCAAGCGGAAAGATCAGCTGCAGAGCTGGGCCAACTCCGCTGGCGGCACGACGGTACTGATCTGCGACGAGAGCCACGCGCTCAAGTCGACCAAGGCAAAGCGGACCAAGGCGATCCTCGGACGCGGCGGTATGTACGATGCGTTCGACCACGTCTGGCTGTTGACCGGTACGCCGGTGACCCGCTGGAACGATGACCTGATCCCGTTCATGGTGCACGCTGCACCTGACGAGCTGAAGAAGATCTGCGGTGGGCTGGGCGTGGACCGGTTCAACATGCAGTTCTGCATCGTTCAGTCCAAGAAGTTCACCGGCATGCGGTTCCCTGTGAAGGTCACCGTGGGCTCGAAGAACGAGAAGGTGCTGGGCGAGATCCTGTCCAAGGTCGCGACACGCCGCACGCTGGATGACGTCTGGGAGGCGATGCCTGCCCTGACCCACACCCGCTATTGCGTCGAGCTGTCCAACCGCAGCGAGATGCGCGACATGCTCAAGGCACTGGACAAGATGTCGCCAGCCGAGATCGAAAAGGCGATGACGTCTGACGACGAGGCACTGGCAACAGTGCGCCGCATGATTGGCATGGGCATGGTGAAAGAAGCCGCTGGCTTCATCTCCGAGCGCATCGAGAGCGGCCTACCTGTGATCGCTGGCGCATGGCACACCGATGTCATCGACGGTCTGGTGGACGCCTTGAAGAACACAGGCAGTGGCCTCGTTATTCGCGTGATCGATGGGCGCACCTCCAGCGCGAACAAGGAAGCGATCACCAATGCGTGGAACGCTGGCGAGATCGACTGCATCGTCGGTCAGATCGGCGCCATGGGCGTCAGCCTCAACCTGCAGAAGGGCGGCAACAACATCGTTGTCGTCGAGGAAGACTGGTCGCCATCGATCATGGACCAGTTCTATGCCCGCCTTCACCGGATGGGCCAAGAGAAGCCTGTCCACGTCGACACGCTGTTCGCCGACACCAAGCTGAACAAAGCTGTGGCGTCGATCGCAGCACGCAAGCGCCGCAGCCACGCTGTGCTGGGCGACAGCATCGAAGGGAAAGAGTGATGCCGAACCCCAATAACAATCCTGACTGCCCGAAGTGCAAGGGTGAGGGTTTCTACCTCGCGCATGAGGGGGAGGGTTATTATCGAGATGGCAGCTTTGGGCACAACGTCTGGAAGGATTGCCACTGCTCCTTCATCGATCAAGTGAAGCCCGCTGCTAAGGAGGGCTCATGATGCCGTCACTTGCTGATCACATCGACGCAGGGGCTCAGGTGGGTGACACCTTCCTGATCACCGGCTTCGACTTCAAGGCATCCGACCATACACTCGGCCCTGTCTGCCGCCCAGACACATGGACCATGGGCACACTCGTCACCCTGCTGGAATGGCAGGCTGGCGACTTCATCCAGCGGTGCAGGTTCAGCATCAAAGGGGCCGTCTGGTCCGGTAAATCACACGCCCTGCGCCTGCAGTGCGTTCCTATAAGAGGATTAGACAATGCCATTTGACGAAGCGCATCACGATCATGGCGGTGGAGGAGGAGATGGTGAGCCAGACCCGCACGATTTCGATCGGATGGTCGCATTTGTGCATGAGTTAATGCACATAGGCGCCGAGATGGGCGCTGCGCAGAACCTGTGCCCTATATGCTCAGCTGGTTTGCTGATGCAGGCGCTCGCACGCAGCTTGGCACAGCAAAGTGCTGAATACAAAACCCACATACTGAACCTTGTAACCGAAGAAATGGAGAACAAAAATGTCCACTGAGAACAACATGAGCAACGACAGCATGGACATCCCGCTGACCGTGGACGACATCAAAGAGATGGACCCCGCGATGCTGGCAGGTATGTATAGCAAGCTGCGCCAGAGCCGGTCTGACACACGTCATGAAAGCGCGATGCTGCGCGACCAGCTGCAGCAGGCCCGCGACATCACCCGTGCACAAGAAACCCTGATCCATA